TCTCAAATCCAGCCGTGCGCGTGAAGGGATCGAGCACCTGCTTGCCGGTTATGTCGATCCCGGTTACGCAGGCCGCCTCACACTGGAACTGCAAAATGCACGTTCCATGCACGCAGTTCCTCTTTGGCCTGGGATGCGAATTGGGCAGATCGTGTTCCACACACTGACCATGCTTCCGAGCAAAGATTATTCAAAAACAGGCCGTTATTACGGCGACACCGCTGTTCAGCAATCCAAGGGATGACCGAATCTGTTAATCACCCACGGCATTACACCGCTGGGAAACTTGAGGTGATCGAGGTGCTGGAGGATTGGGTGCAACATGCGCCTGATGCTGTGGTGGGTTCGCTGCAGTGGCAATGCCTTAAGTACCTCAGCCGGATGTGGTTGAAGAAAGACCCGCTGGAGGATGCGGAAAAGTGTCGGTGGTACTTGAACCGGCTGATTAACACTCTTGCAACGGAGGCTTATAGGCAGTGATGCCGACTCGATTCCGCACCATCAAATTGGTGACTTATGCCGTTAGGCGCAAAGGTGGCTGGGTTGATAAGCAGCCCCACGCAATGCCGACTTACACCGTACAGTTGCCGGACGATGAACCCGTAGGACCGTTCAACCGGAAAGAGCTAATCACGTGGGCGAACATCAATCTGTGAAAAAGAGACCGCCGACAAGGACATCGTTCCAGGAAGGTTCGATTCCGGGTTCGGCAGTGTTGACGCCGCAAAATGCGCTGGATTTGCGAGATCGGTATGCCTCGGGTACTTCGATCTCGAAGCTGGCCAAGGTATACGGAATTTCGTACCAGCACGCTTGGGCCATTGTGAAAAACAGGAAGTGGCGTAATGCGGTGCGCCAGGTGTGATTTCAAGCGGATGGACGTGGATCGCACTTGCCGGGATACGGCGGAGTCGATCTTGCGCCAGCGCAAATGCCCGGAGTGTGGGCACAAAGTATTTACGGTCGAGGTTGAGTTGCCCGATGGGGCGGCTCAGCACACAAGAACTGGCGTGTTGAAGCGCCTTCCAGGATTTTTACGTGTTCGTTTTTTCTGATGCAAGTTCCAATCAACAGTCGCCGCTGCATCCAATGCGGCAGCATCACCACCAATGCCGTCTACTGCTTTAAGTGTTATCGCTCCAGCGATGCAGGAAAAGCGGAGTTGCGGCTGCAGCATTTGCTGAGTAAGCACAAGCCACTACCTGATGGAGGCGAGTGCCGGACTTGTGTGCACTGGTACCGCCGCTGCACGCTGGGGTTTCCGGAGGGTGGGACGGTATTGGCCGAGCTGTGTGCTGCCAAAGAGCTTGACGGTGTGCTAGAGTAATACAGTAATCGCCATAACGTGGCATGACTTTTCTTTTTGGCATTAAGCATCTTGCGACCTTGCAGGATGCAGAACTCGTTGCGTTTGACTGTGAGACAACGCAGTTGCAGCCTGAAGACGGAAAAATGCGCCTGCTTCAGCTGGCCACTTTTGGTCGTCCGCCGGTCGTCATCGATTGCTGGGACTTAGATGAGACAGGCTGGAAACAGCTGACGGAGTTCTTCGAGACCGAGCGAGAGTGGCTGGCGCATAACGCTGTGTTTGACCTTGGCTGGTTACAGGCACACTCGATTTATCCGAAGGGCACAGCTTTTTGTACGTTGTTGGCCAGCCGGATTTTGACTAACGGCAAAGTGCTTCCCAAGCACCCGCATACGCTCCAGTCGTTGGTTAGGCGTTATTTAGATAAAAACTTAAGTAAAGAGCAACAACTCAGTGATTGGTCTGGAGATCTAAGTAGAGAACAACTGGAATACGGTGCTACTGACGTAACAGTTCTTTTGGAGCTGTATGACCGGATTATGCAACGTATGGCAGAAGCTGCTTTATACGATGCGTGGTTAATCGAATGTCTAGCTTTACCTGCTATGGCATCTTTATGGCGTAATGGACTACCCTTTGATAAGCAACTTTTACTCCAGCTACGTCAAGATTTAGATGAAGAGCAGGTGGAGCTAGGCAAACAGTTTATTGTTGATTTGGATGCTGCTTTACCTGAAGAGCATAAACTTCCGCGAGATCCAGATAATTCGTTTAACTTGCGCGCTAAGGATGAAGGGCAGGTGCGTTTAGGTACTAAGAAAAAGGCTGGGTTTAACATAAACTCTCCGGCGCAACTAAGGCAGAAGTTTGCGGTTATTTTGGGTAAAGAACCTGTAAGCGAAAAGACAGGAAAAGTCAGTGTGGATAGGGTGACTATGCAGCAGTATTCCGCTGAACACGAAGTAATTAGGACCTATTTGAAGTGGAAGAAAGTGGAAAAGCGTAGACAAATGGTTCAGTCTTTGCTGGAGCATCTTCAACCGGATGGGTTTATTCGTGCCAGCTACATGCAGGCCGGTGCGGATACGTTTCGAATGAGTTGCAGGAATCCTAATTTGCAGCAAGTTCCACGGGATCCTCGATTCCGTATTTGCGTGCAGGCCCCAGAAGGTTGGCAGATGGTTGTGGCCGACTTTGCCCAAATGGAACTGCGATTGGCCGCGGCAGAAGCACAAGATGAACTAATGATTCGAGCCTTCCAAGAGGGGCTAGACCTGCATACGCTGACTGCGATGGAGATCTACGACGTGCCCGAGGAGGCCGTTACCAAGGAGCAACGTCAGATCGCCAAGTCAGCCAACTTCGGACTTTTGTATGGATCGGGAGCTAAGGGCTTGCGCCAGTACGCCGCTGGCATGGGTATCGAAATGGATTTGGATGAAGCACACGAAGTGCGGCAAAAGTTCCACGCAGCTTATGCGGGCATCAGCGCTTGGCAGCGTCGAGCTGCTGCTCAGGCTGACAAACCTTCGAACAACGCTGAGGTCCGTGTACGTGTATCGAACCTCAGGCGGTTTCTTCCGGGCGAGCACAACAAACTCACGACACGTTGCAATACGCCGATCCAAGCTGCTGGCGCGGCGGTTCTCAAGCGGACCTTGGGCAAACTCTGGCCACTTCTGTACGAAGTCGGCGAAGATCAGGTGAAGTTATCCGGCGTTGTACATGACGAAATTATTCTTATGGCTCGCACGGAAATAGCTGAAAAGTGGGCCACGATTCTGCAGGAACAAATGGAGTCTGCGGAATCCGAATGGTTGGGGGATGTTCCAGCCATGGCCGAGGCTAAGGTTGGGGCGAGCTGGTATCAGGCAAAGTGACGCAGCAAGACTTCGAGTATCGGGTCCGGTTGTATCGCCTTCACGGTCCGATGCTCGACGTTTTTGTTGTTGCACCTGATGCGTTCCAAGCGCATCAAAAGGTGCGGTATGACTACCCCGGATGTATGGTCCAGTCGATCATGCGGGTCGCAGATTGTGTCTTATGAGTCCAGCCCGCACGGGAAGAGAGTTGGTGATGGAGTGGTTGATGCGGGAGGTGCGGCTGGCAAAGACTGCTGATTTGCACAGGATGGCTGCGTTTTTGGAGTTTGCGCGAAGGGTGCGTGGAGGTTCCAGGCAGAAGAGGAGTGGGGCAAGACTGGCGCAATCAAATTCTTGGCGAAAAAAGATCGACGAGGATGTTCGCTGGGATGTCTAATGTGTCTCAGTATGGTATTGTGTAGGAGATTAGACAGCCAGCTATGCCGCTCCAGCACGGGTCGAAAATCTATTGCCAGCTGCTGTTGGACAGTAACCGATACAAGCTGGCGGAAAAGTTGGCAGCCAGTGAAGGCAAGCGTGTGACAGGTTTGCTGCGCGAGATGGTTTATGCCGCTTTGGAGAAGGCTTTACCTGCTTCGGATTACAAGGCGGCGGAAGCGGCAGATAGGGCGGCTTGGGCTGAGTCGGTGCAAAGGCGGGTGCAAGGAAGGATGCGTACCAAGCAAGAAGGGAGAGTGCCAGAACCTGACGCATGAGACTCAGTTGGGTGTCTTTACAGTCTGGATGGGTGCGGTAAGATCTAATAGCTTTACACAGTAATTCAGTTTTTCTGATGACTCGTTATGTGGTTATGGCCGGTGATCGCTGGGTCACGGCGGTTTATGGGCCAGGCAATGGAATCGGATTTACGGAGACCAAAGAGGATGCGTCCAGCTGGGTCACCTATGAGAAGGCTGTCGCTGCGGCGCGAGTTGTCGCTAACTGCGTTGACAGCCTTGTTGCTGTACACAGCGTTGAAGAGCCCGCCTACCCCAAATCATGGAAATAGTCAGGTCTTGGGGAAAGGAACGGTCGTACGAGCTAACCATTTGGTTGCCCGGTAAAGGAGCCGTGCGGGATTTAATTAAAGGTCTGTCTCTGAACCACGCGATTCAGGTGGCAAGAAATCGTTACCCGCATTGCATGGTGGAGGTTCCGCCTCCTCCAGCGCCAAAGCCTAGGCTTGCACGGTCTGGCGTTGGACCAAAGGAGGCCGAACGCCGGCGTCTCAAACTTGTGGAGAAAAAACGTGACGATTCCTGACTGGGCGCAAGATGCCTGGAGACGCACCAGCCAAGATCAGGCGCGGGTGGATTTCCTAGAGCAGTTGTATCTGGAGGACGGGCGGGATAAGCCCGAGCATCCGATGCACTGCCTGTATACCGGGTTGTACCAGCAGTATTTAGGCCGAGTCGCGGTCTAGGCCAAATTGCTCGGTGAGGTTTTCTGC